GTATTGCAAGTGGTTAATCTTCATAATAATGATTATGCTAGTTATTCAAATACTAATGTTGACAATAAAGTTCAAGTTTTTTCTCTTGCGATAACACCTAGTGCAACAAGTAGTAAAATATTAATTACAGGATTTATAAGTATGGCTTCAACTTATTCAAATGTTCAAGTTTATGGTGTAGATATATTAAGAGGTTCTACTGTTATTGGTACAGGTGATGCAAGTAGTTGGAACTCTGGTGTAGGTGTGGCTCATTCAATCATCCACGCTAGTGGTTATCATAAGCCAGATCAAGCTGTGCCTTTGCACTTTTTAGATACTCCAAATACAACTTCTGCTACAACATACAATTTTAAAGCATATGCCAACCATTATGGAAGTAGTTTAAGTTCAATAAATTTAATTATTAATGGTGGTGGTTATGCTTACAATAATAAAGAAACAGCAGTTCCAACTTCAAATATTACTTTAATGGAAATAGGTGCATAATGGCAAATATAATAGATGCAATATTAGCTTTAGATGTAAAAGCAAAAGTAAAAGTAGTTAGCGAAGATTATAATAAAATTACTTGGTTTGATGATAATCCAAATAAAATTACTGTTGACCAAATAAAAACAAAGAAAGCAGAATTAGATAAGGTAGATAAAGCTAATGAATACCAAATGCAAAGAGAAAAAGAGTACCCAAAAATAGAGGAACAATTAGATAAAATATATCACGATGGAATTGAGAAATGGAAAAGCGAAATGATTAAACCAATAAAGGATAAATACCCAAAGGAATAGATTATGCCATTAAGTAAAATACAAGCTGAATCAATGAACCTAGCCGACACTTATGCTTTTTCAGGTACAGTAAGTGGTGTTGGTGGGTTAGTTAAAATATCTACAACAACAGCAAGTAATGCAACTAGTGTTTCATTTACAGGATTAGATACTACATCAACTTATTCAATGTATAAAATTGTGTTAGATAATGTAACAGCACAAAGTGATAATACAGCTGTTTTATATGCAAGGTATGGTATTGGTTCAACACCTACATATAATTCTTCATCAAATTATAATAGTGTTTTTTATTCTGGTGGTTCAACTACTATTGGAAATACTTATCAAAACAATCACGGATTAGCACAATTATGGTTAGCTGGATTAACAGGTGATGGTTATCGTATTCCAGGTGATACTTTTGAATTTTTAAGTGGAACAATGGATTTATTTAGAATGGGTGATTCAAACCATCCACCACAAACTAATTGGATAATTGGTTATCCTATGTCTGGAGTAATACAAGCGTGTGCATTTGGTACAGGAACATTTAGTGAAAGTTCTGAAATTGTTAATGGAACAGCAATTCAGTTTTTTATGAGTAGTGGAAATATTAATGGAACATTTACATTATATGGAGTTAAAAGCTAATGCCATACATAGGAAAACAACCAGAAATCGGAGCATATAAAAAGCTAGATGCTATTACAGTAGTTAATGGTCAAGCCTCTTATACTTTACAAAGTGGATCGGCTAACTATAGTCCTGCTAGTGCGAATCATCTTATTGTAAGTTTAAATGGTGTTATCCAAGCACCTCAAGACAGCTTTACAGTATCTGGCAGTACCCTTAGTTTTGCATCTAATTTAAGCACAGGCGATTCAATAGATTTTGTCTTAGCTTTAGGCGATGTGTTAAACATAGGAACACCTAGCGACAATACAGTAACCAATGATAAGTTAGCTACTGCACCAACTATAATTAGTAAAGGAGATGGTGGTAGTACAGATGGAGCTATACAACTTAACTGCTCACAGAATAGCCACGGAGTAAAGATTAAATCACCACCACATTCGGCAGGGCAGAGTTACACATTAGTCTTACCGAGCACAGCACCGAGTGCAAACAAAGCATTAATTACAGATGGTAGTGGTAATCTATCTTTTGGTAGTGCTGGTGGTTTAACATTATTATCAAGTAATACAAGTTTTAGTGGGGTAAGTTCTGTTGATTTTGCAGATGTATTGCAGAATTATGATGTGTATTTTTTCTTAGCAAAATTACAAAGAGCATCTACAGGTTATCTACAGTTTCAATTTGGTACAAGTGGTTCAACTTGGGTAACAGCAAGTAGTTATCATACATCAACTGTTTATGGGTCTAATGGATCTGTTGCAAGTACAGATCAAGATTCTGTTGGATATGGTCGTTTATCTTCTGATTGGACTGCTCAACAAAGCACAACAGAAACACCTTTTGTATCTTTTGGTTATATTTATAATGCTAACGATAGTAACGATTATACTTATGTACGAGCAAATTCATTATTTTATTCTAGTAGTACAAATCCAGTAGTTATGGATTCAATTACTTCTTTAAATTCTGCCGCTACTCATCAAAGTATAAAATTTTATTCATCTGGTGGAAACCTTGCAAATGGTTTTGTTAAAATATATGGGATTAGCTAATGGCAATAATTAGAGCAAACAATAATACACTTAGTTCAGTAACTACATTGCCTTTTGCAACGGGTGGTTTAGTTTTATTGAGTAGACAAGTAGTATCTTCAGCAGTATCAGAAGTAGTTTTTAACAATACTCTTATTACTTCTACTTATGATGATTATTTATTTAGGATGACAGGTGTAGTGCCTGCAACAGATACGGCAAATCAAAGATTCCAAACCTCTGGTGATAATGGTAGTACACTTGATACAGGTTGGTATTCAAATAGCACTTACACAACTTTAGGTCGTAATTTAAGTGGGGCAAATGGAAATACTAATAATGCAAATTATTTTCAATGGATAAATGGTGCGGGTACGGGAACAAATGAGGTTATTGGTTCACAAATATGGTTAAATGATGTTAATTCTACAACCGCAAAAACTTGGTGGGGAGAAAATGTACAAAAATCATCTGACCCTTATTATTGGAAATTAACAGATGGGTATTTTAGAGATTCTACGGGTGCAGTAAATTATTTTAAATTCTATTTTTCTTCTGGTAATATTGCAAGTGGAACATTTAGCTTATATGGATTAGTAAAAACATAAAATAGAAAGGAGGTAAATATGTCTTATAAAATGAAAATGGTTAATGGTAAGGAAGTAGAATTAACTGCTGACGAAATCAAAGAACTAGAAGCTAGAGATAAAACTTGGGCTGACGGAGAGTATGACAGACTTATGGTTAGTATTCGTCAAGAAAGAACAAGTCTTTTAGCTGAATGTGATTGGATGGGAGTGTCTGATACAACTATGTCTGATAATTGGAAAACTTATAGACAAGAATTAAGAGATATAACTAAAGATATAGATACAGTTGATAAAGCTAAAGCTGTAACTATGCCAAAGAAACCTGAGTAATGCAGTTAACTAAAAACATAATACGATTTAATAATTGGTTCGTATCTATACCTAAAGCTATGAAAGGTGTTTGGGATAAGTCTGAAAACAGATGGGGTTATAAAAAGAATGACAAATAAAAATATTCAAGATGTAGCATCAGAGATGGAAGCTCATGAAAGAGAATGTCAGGTATACAGATTAACCACACAAAAAAGTTTAGATAATTTAGAAAGTCGTATTAAGAGATTGGAGTTGTTAATCATGGCATCAACAATGACAATTTTAGGTTCAGTATTCTTATTGTTATCAAAAGGTTTATGACCCAGTGCTTGATCCTGTAAGCCTGGCAACAAGTGCATTTGCTGCCATAAAATCTGGTGTAGAAATCGGAAAACAACTCAATGATGTGAGCCACCACATTGTAAAATTTGTCAAACAAATGAATGTGGTTGAAGAAGAGCATAAGAAGAAAAAAAGCAGTTGGTTTACCTCTTCTAATGAAGAAGCTTTAGATACTTATTTTAATCTTAAAAAAGTACATGACATGGAGAATCAACTAAGAGAACTCTTTATGTGGTATGGTGCTCCTAATGCTTGGGATGAGTTCATAGCAATTAGAAGTGACATAAGAAAAAAGAAACAAAAAGAAAGAGAAAGAAAAGCAAAGGAAAGAGCAGAGCTTGTAAAGATAGCATCTTATATCGGTATTGGACTTTTACTTGTAGCTGTTGTCGTTATATTTTCTTTTAACTATAAAATGTTAACATCCAAATAGGAGAACTATATGATTTTTGGAGCAGTAGCTGGTTTACTTGGTGATGTAGTCAAAGGATATTTTGAGACTAAAAAACAAAAGGCCAAACAAAAGTTATTACAGGTACAAGCAGAAACAAAGATTATGGAGAAGAAAGTCACTGGTGAAATTGAGTGGGATATAGAAGCACAGAAAAATGCAGACAGCTCATGGAAAGACGAATGGCTCACCATAATTTTTACCATCCCCCTTATAATGCTTTTGCTAGGGGAAGAAGAAAGAGTACATACTTTCTTTCAAGCTTTAGAGACAGCTCCACCTTTTTACCAGTATTTGTTAGGTGTGATTGTAGCTGCAAGCTTTGGATTCAGAGGAGCTTCTAAGTTTCTTAAGAAGTAAAACAATGTTTTTTAACATTAAATACTGGTGGTATGGCTATCTGTATGACATGGGTAAAAAACTATCCATGCTTGGATGGCACAAGCAAAAAGATTTATTAGAAATTAAAAGGAGAAAAGAATGGCTAAAAAGAATCAAGAAATCCTAAGTGAAATGCATTTAGCATTAACAGAAGATCTTCTTAACAGAATTAAATCTGGTGAAGCCAAAGCAAGTGAACTTAATGTAGCTCGACAGTTTCTCAAAGATAACGATATTACAGCAATACCAACAGATGACTCAGCTATTAAACAGTTAGTAGAAGAGTTACCTTTTGACGAGGATGGAGATGCCTTACACTAATGTTAGGAATCTTAATTGAAGCAACGGCTTCTATTGCTGCTGTAATATCTGTATGGAGTTATGGCAACCACTCTAAGCATGCACCCTATATTGGACTTATTAGTCAATGCTTTTGGTGGACATTTGCTATCTACTTCGACATGAAATTCATTATGTTGTTAAATGCTTTTATGACTTTCACACACATAAGAAACATCTATCGATACAAACAATTAACTAAGGAGAAATAATATGCCAATGGGTAAAGGAACATATAAAAAACCAGGAAGACCTAAAAAGAAAAAGAAAAATGGTATGTGCTAATGATTACTTACCTACTTATTAATTTAGCAATTTATATTATATTTTAAGGAGTTGATATGGCTAGACCAGGATTGTATGCCAACATACATGCAAAAAGAAAAAGAATAAAAAGAGGTAGTAATGAAAAAATGAAGAAGCCTGGACAAAAAGGTGCACCTACTGCTGCTAATTTTAGACAAGCTGCAAAGACAGCTAAAAAACCAAAAAAGAAAACTAGGAGAGCTTAATGGCAAAACTTACATCTAAACAAAAAACTTTACCAAAACATCTACAAGCTAAGATAAAAAAGTCTAAGATGAAGAAAAAGAAGTCCTAGGATAGCCTGAGACAAGCATTTGCAACCCTAATAATAGTAACAGTCGTTATTTCTGATAGTGGCTCTGTACGAGCTTTATATCGCCAAATAGGAACAATAGATGCCAAGAAAGAAGAAATCAGTCAAATTATCAGTCGGTAGAGGAGAAAAACTCTCTACAAAGAAAGGTGCAGGGTTAACAGCTAAAGGAAGAGCTAAATATAACCGAGCAACTGGTAGTAATCTAAAAGCACCAGCACCAAATCCTAAGACTAAAAAAGACAAAGCCAGAAAGAAAAGTTTTTGTGCTCGTATGAGAGGTGTTGTAAAAAGATCTAAAAACTCAGAAAGAGCTAGAGCTTCACTAAGACGATGGAAGTGTTAGGCAAGCTAAAAGACTTTAAGAACTTTTTGTACGTCTGTTGGAAACATCTTAACTTACCACATCCAACACCAGTCCAATATGACATGGCTGATTACATACAAGATGCAACACTTCGCAGACTTGTAGTTCAAGCTTTTAGAGGAGCTGGTAAATCTTGGATAACATCGGCATTTGTATGCCACCAACTCCTACTTGACCCTCAGAAAAACATATTGGTCGTATCAGCATCTAAGACAAGAGCTGATGACTTCTCTACGTTTACTCTGAGACTAATCCACGAGATTCCTATACTTGCTCATCTTAAACCTAGAGATGGACAAAGAATGTCTAAGATCAGCTTTGATGTTGGTACAGCACAAGCAAGTCATGCACCCTCAGTTAAATCTATGGGTATCACTGGCCAGCTAACTGGATCACGAGCTGATATCATTATTGCAGACGATATCGAGTCTGCCAACAATTCCCAAACACAACTCATGCGAGACAAACTCTCAGAGACAGTCAAAGAGTTTGAATCTATCGTTAAACCAGGTGGTCGTATATTATTCCTCGGTACACCTCAAACTGAAATGTCAGTGTACAATCAGTTAGACGAGAGAGGTTACAAGACTCGTATCTGGTGTGCTCGTTATCCTGATGATAAACAAAAGGTAGCTTATAGTCATAGACTAGCACCTATTATTGGTGAGTCTGATGGAGAAGCAGGTAGTCCTACTGATCCTAAACGATTCGATAAAGACGATCTGTTAGAACGTGAGTTATCGTATGGTAAATCAGGGTTTGCCTTACAGTTTATGCTTGATGTATCTCTATCAGATGCTAACAAGTACCCTCTCAAGATTAATGACCTTATGGTTCTCTCAGGAGTACACACCTGGGAAGAAGCACCAGTCAGCCTAAAGTGGGCATCAGGTGTAGACCAATTAGATGCCTGTAAGATGCTACCTAATTTAGGACTAAAAGGTGACTACTGGGTAGCTCCCATGCACATAGCAGATGACTATGCCGAGTGGGAGGGATCAGTGATGGCCATCGATCCTGCTGGTAGAGGTAAAGATGAAACTGGTTATGCTGTAGTAAAAATGCTGCATGGTAACCTATACCTAACAGCATCTGGTGGACTACTTAATGGTTATTCTACTGAAAGTTTAAGAAAGCTCTCAGAGGTCGCTAGAGAGCAAAACGTCAACCAGATGATAGTTGAGTCCAACTTTGGTGATGGTATGTTCTCACAGCTCTTAAAACCAGTTCTAGCTAGTATCTATCCTTGTACAATAGATGAAGTTAGACATAGTACACAAAAAGAGAAAAGAATCATAGATACACTAGAACCAGTATTCAATAGTCATAAACTCATAGTAGACGAGAAGATTATTAAGGATGACTTTGAGTCAACACAAGATCTTAAGTATAAGTTGTTCTATCAGATAACAAGATTAACAAGAGATAGAGGAGCACTCATCCATGATGATAGACTAGAAGCTCTATCTATGGCAGTTAACTACTGGACTGAAATAATGGATAGAGATGCAGAAGATGCTGTAAGTGAACACAAAGAAAACTTATTGAAAGAAGAACTAGATAGGTTTATGGAACATAATATAGGGGCACAAAAACAAAACCATAACTGGATCAATAGATAAAAATCTATGTGCTACTGGTTATAGATAGGGTCAGGGGAGAGAGATACTATAAGAGTAACTATAAGTGTAACTATAAGTAAACTATAAGTGTAACTAATAGTCTAACTATAAGTCTAAACTATAAGAGTAATTATAGGAGTAGTAATAAGAGTAACACTATAAGTATACTTAGGGTTAACT